AAAATTTACTGGCCATGGGGGCTCCTTATTCTGAGTAATCTACGGTGAGAGCCTTGGGCACATACTTGTCGCCCTCCGCCGAGTAGGTAAAGCAGGTCAGGAGTTGCCGGGCTCCGTTCTCGTTGCGGGCCAGGGAGCAATGACCCGAACCGGTCGGGGGCGCGTAGGCGTCTGTCGTCTCCACCGCCTGCCCGTCGCCGGTGAGCAGGACCACCCCGCGGGTCGAGGCGCAGGCAAAGCCAATACCTGAAGACCCCCAATCCTTGAGGTCGACCTCGACGCCAGAGAAGACCCCGAAGGGTAGCGATGGCCGGAAGGTCAGGTCTGCCGGAGTGCTGCCGGGGAGAAACACCGCTTCGGTGCTGCCACAAACCCAAATTCCTGATGTCCCGGCGAAGACCTGCAGAACCGGAAAGCCGATCGGAAGGATGAAGTCTCTTCTGTCGTAGCAGCCCGCACCAGGGAGCGAGAAGAGAAGGGAGTCCCCGGCCCCGACATAGAGGTGGCCGTTGTAGTAGGCGCCGCACGTCCCCTGCCAGCTTGATGTCAAAGACTTGAACTGTTCCTCCCCGTCGAGGGTCGGCGGGAGGGAAAAGGGGGTAAATGCCGTCCCGGTCACAAACCGGACGCCGCCGGCGGAGACAGCCGCGATCGGTCCGCCGCATTCGACAAAACAGACAGGGGAGGTGGAGGGGAGGTTCCCGATCAGAGTCGGGGTCAGGGCCGCGTCGAGGTGCGAGAGGGCCGACCCGTCGACCACATAGCCGAACGTCCCCGACTTGGCGCCCCACAGGCTGTGCAGGGAAGTCCCGACGAGCCCCGTCGCAGTCGTCCCCTTCCTGCGGGAGACACTGGAGTCGTCCCGGTGGTCGATGTTGGCCGCAATGACCAGGCCTCCGGCGCCGACTTCGGACGGGTCGTGACGGTTATCGAGTCCTCCAATAACGAAGCGTTTCACCGTCATGGTTAGAATCTCTCCGGGCGGGTAGCATAGACCTGCGGAGATAGGGCGGCCGACTCTCTTTGCAGCGCCGACATATCCTCCATGAACAGGGATTTCCACCGGGCGGCAGCCGTCTTGTCAAATGTTTCCGTGTCCGGCTTGAGGTACAGGCGCGACAGGGCGCCGTGCATTAACTCCTCGTCCACCCCGACGACTTCGGGAGAACCGCCAAGGGACATCGGAGCGAGGGGCTTGCGCACCACGGTCATGGTGACTGTCGCGTCGGCGGTAGGCCAGCGACTGAAGGTGATAAACCCACGGTCCACGATAAAGGCAGAGGGGATTCCCTCCATGTCCTCCCACCCAGGGTCATGCACGTCGAGCTCTTCCCGGGTCATTTGCGTCAGGCAGGTCGAGACGCCCGAATATTTCAGGCGTTCGATGTCGCGGATCAGGGCGGAGATGGGGTAAGTCCGGGGATAAACCGTCGCTACCGCGGCAACGGGAAAGGTTGTGACTGCGCTGGTCGAGTCGACAATCATGCGCAGCCTGCATAGATCGCGCTCTGCCCAGTTGAGCGCCGAGATTATTTCATTGTCACTCCATAGCGAATCGGAAGGGACCGTCTGTTCCGGATCGTCCAGGGCAAACCTGACTTCTGCAATAATCTCGGCGACCGTCATCTTTTAACCTTTCACTTCTTCAAACGCGGCGTCACGCTCGGGGCCGGAGACTTTGAAACCGACCAGGGACTCGATGGCGTCGAGCTTCGGCTTGCCACCGTTTGCGGCGATCTGCTCCGGTTCCCCGGCGTTGAGGATCTGGATGCAGGCTTCCTTGATCTGGCCGTGCCTCTCGGCCGCCAGGGGGTCAACCGCGTCGGTAATCTTGGCGCCTTCGACCGGGGCAGAAGTCTTTTCTTCTCCGCTCGTCAGCTTCGCCACGATCCCCTTGATTTGGGTCTCGGTGAAACACCCCTTGGCAACGGCATCGCGGACGAATCGCTCGGGGATTTCCCGGGGAATCTCTCCGATAATGCAGGTATGACCGGAGGTTGATGCAATGCGGATCGGCTCTTGCCCGGGCATGGTGCAATACTTTTCAGACATGTGATGTCTCCTCGACAAAAAAGCGGGGAGGAGCGCAGGGCTCCTCCCCGCAGGGGTTATCTCTGCACGAAATCTGCGCGGGCGGTCTCGATGTACTCAACGAGAATCCGGCCGGCTCCGGTGGTCGGTGCCGTGCCAACGCCGGTCCAGCCGATCAGGATACTGCCCGTATCGGAGAGGACTTCGGCCATCGTCGGGACCAGGGCGGTCGCGGCGAGAGCCTGGCCATCAATGCCACCCTTGTAGCGAGCCGCAACGCCTGCGTCACCAACCGTCAAGGTGTCGGAAGTCACGGAGTTGAACACCGTGTCGATAACGAGGAATCCGCCGGTCACAATGGACCCGGAGGGGAGGTCGACAACGAGCTTGCCAACGCCGCTGACGAAATCGGCGAAGGTGAAGCTGGTCAGGGCCACAGAGGTCGGCCGTCTGCCTTCATTCTTAATCATGGGATTGTCCTTTCTTGAAGAGTTCTAAAAGGGGGGACGGTCGCCCGCCCCCCTCCTATCGGTTCAGGTTATGAGCTAGGCTCAGTACCCTTCCATGTAGTGGTCGATGCAGATGACACCGAAGTCCTCGATGGACTTGTCCCAGGTCGAATAGAACCCCGGCTTGAGCAGGCCGAAAATCTTGCTGGTGTAGATGCCCTGCTGGCTGTCGTACTCGAAACCCTTCTCGACCCACTTCGGACCAGGCTGCAGATCGGCGTAACCGAGGGCCTGAGCTCCGAGGAGCAGGGTGCGGCTGCCGTTAACTAAATCATCAGCGCCCCATTTGACGGCCGTTCCGTTGGTCGAATAGACCATGGAGTGCTCCTGGATGATCAGTCCGTCAACGGTCACAATGCCCCCGGTGAAGAAGGGGTTTTCGTCGCCACGCACACCGCCGCTCACAACGGCAGTTTTGTAGTCGGCATCGTTTTTGAGGGCCATCAGGGACATGGCCTGCATCATCACGACGTAGTATTCCTTGCCACCGGCCATGAGGGGCTTGAGCTTATGGCTCTTGGCGTAGGCTTTCATGGCGGTGAGCATTTTGTAGCTCGGCACGTCGGCGGAGGTTACGGCAGTCGTGTCGCCGGCAACCAGAAGTTTATTGGTCCCGTCCCAACGACGATGACGTTTGGCCGAAGGCGCGGTCACATAGGACGCGAAGTTGAGTTGATTCAGCGTGTCCTTGGCCCGGACAGACCCGTCGAGGTTGTAGACGTAGGAAATGCCCGACAGGGTAAGGAACGCCAACTGGTCGCAGCGATCGGCCAGCCAGGTCGAGAGCTTGTCCTTGCCCTCCATGCGGAAATTGACGACGGTGTTCTGGTCGGCCAGTTCCCCCTCGTTGCGAACCGAGTGGAAGAGTTCGTCAATGATAAGCTCCTTGTGGTAGCTCTTCATTGCTTCCTCAACGCCCTCGCGCTTGCCTCCGACGGAACCGACCCCGCCGTCTTCAACCAGATCGGCAACGAGAGTCATCAGACACTTGAGACCGCCGCCGACGGTCTTCTTGAGATCCTTGACGAGTTGAATGGGGAAGTTGGGACCATTGCCGGCGAGGGTCCGCAGGACGTAAGACTTCTGCCGCATTTCGTGCAGCACATCGCGCTGCCATACGGTGATCTGTTCCGGGGCCAGTGCCCCAAAGTTGGTAAGTGCCATGATGGCCTCCTGTAGAGTGAGTGTGCTTGAACGGGTGAGTTGCCTCTTTCCAACAGGAGATTTACCGCCTCTCCGCGGCGGGCACGCCCTTTATGGCCGGCGGCGCCAGAACTTTACTTTATTCGCCTGCGAAGTTGTCACCGCGGGCACGGGCCTTGACGGACTCGGGGAGCTTGGCGTACTCGGCGTCGGACAGGCTCTTGATGTCCACCTTGAACGTCTCCGCTTCTCCGGTTCCGAGGGTCGGGGGTTGCAGCGATGCGCCTGCGCCCTTTTCTCTCTGTTTGGCTTCCCGCTGTTTGCGGATTTCATCGGCCTTCCCGGTGGGAATAGTCACGCCGTTGAGTTGAGCAAATCGCGGTCCCTTTTCATCGACCGCCATGCGGAGAGCTTCAGCCGGGGTCTTGCCTTCCTTCTGAAGAGCCCAACTCCGAGTTTGCACGGAGAGAATGGCGTCGGTGTCATGGGTGGCGCTGTTGTGGTCGAGAAAGGGGTAGAGCTTAAAGGCGTCCGCGGCGACATCGGTAAGGGCATCGGCGACCTTGGCCTTGGCGCTCTCGGCCTTGGATTCGGCCTGAAACTCTACCTTAGCAATGCGGATGCCTTCCTCCTGGATCTCGTCGTTGATGCGGTGGTATTCGTCCATGTCCCCATCGTCAAGGGCTTCCTTACTCTGCGCCCGGAGTTCCTTGATCTTGGCCCGGGTGTCAATCTCGGGTTCCGGTTCAATCACCGGCTCCGGCGCGGCCTTGGCTTCGAGGGCGGCGAGGCGCTGGCGCAGGTCTTCGGCTTCGGCTTTGGCGGTGGCCGCTTCTTCCTTGGCCAGCTTGCCGGCGCTGTTCACCTCGTCAAATCGTTCCCGGGGGATAAACTTTTCCTTCTTGTCGGCGACCTCGGGTTTTTCCGTGACAACATCGTCGCCCTCGATAACCTCGGGCTTCGCTTCGACCTCGATCATGGTGGTAACTACGGTAGGAGTGAAGTCGTCGCCACGATCTACAATCTCTTCTTCCTTGGGGGGCATGTGTCTCTCCTTGGATCAGTGTGGTTGTTCCCGTCCCCAAATAAAAAAGCCCGCACCGGCCCACGTTGTCGTGAGGGGTGCGGGCCGTGACCTTCCCTGTCGGGAGTCTGCGGGGGACCGCGGGTGTTCGTTATTGGGCATCATGCCATATTGTCAACATCTGTCAACATGGGACTATCTGAACGTCTCCTCCTTGGTGAAACTTCCGACCCCTCCGGAGGTCATGGAGAGGCGAAGGGCGCCAGTAAATCCCTTCTCGACCAGGCCGCACGACTCGAGAACGGAAGCAACCTTCTTCTTCCAGTCGGGGTCGACCTGCTTCTTTCCCCTGCGCATGGTGTCGGTCATCCTCGCGCCTCCATCTGCATCCGGGCCTTTAACCGGCGCTGCAGTTCAATGGCTGCCCCGCGGCGCTCCCGACGGTTGCTCTCCGGGTGCTTGGTCTTCATGTCGGAGACCAGGGTCTTGCGCTCACCGACCCGCGCCCGGCCATCCTGGGCGGCAATATCGGCCAGCGTCTTGACCGCTGCGGCGCGCCGGTTCTTCTTGCGGTTGACGAAGCGAACTGCGTTGAGGGTCAGTCCTACGATCAGCAGCAGCACGGAGACGAGCATCAAGGTCTGGTTCACGGCATACCTCCTTCGATTCCATTGGTTATCCCGCTGTCAGCCTGCGGGGGGAAATTGGGACTGGTGTTGGTCGTCGGCACAGGTGAGGCGATGGCGGCCGGCGCCGGCGCTTGGGGTTGGGGTATCAACTCGCCGCCGTTGGCGTCCTGATACCCTGCGGAAAGCAGAAGCTCATCGGCCAGAGGGGCAATGCCCGGGATGGTGGCAATCGTCCGGGCCGCGTTGGTGGCGCCAAACGCCGCTTGAATGTTCGTGTTCGTCGCTCCAGCCAACTCTTTCTTGCGCCTGGCTTCCAGCAAGGCGGTCTCAGCGACGATCTTGGCTTCCTGCGCCTTGACCACGGCCGCCTGTGCCGCACCGACTCCGCCGTCTTGCGGGTTGGACATGCGCTCGGCGAGCTCGTACTTGTCGTCAAAGTTCGACAGACGGATAATGTCGGCATCCGGAATAAGGATTCCTTCGGCTCTCATGGCGAGAGCCTGGCGGAACTCGGTCTCCTCGTACGTCGAAGAGACGGGCTTGCTCGATACGGCCACCTCGTAGTATCCAACGGTCATATCGTTGAGAATGTTGCCGTAATCGTCCACCTGGTTGATGGTGAAGGTCTCGTCGGTCTCCTTCCCGGTGGCCTTGTCTTTGCCTGTGACCTTGAAGATGCGCTCGGCGGTGTAGAAGTCCTGGATCAGTTCGAGGAGCTTGCGGGCCAGCAACGTTCGGGTGTGGGCCATGTTGTCGTGTGGGTCGGCCTGTTGGAGCTTCGATTGAAACTGTTTCGACTGAATGGCGATACCCGAGACTTCAGGGGAGTTTAGTCCCTGCTCTGCGTCACTCATGCCGGTGGTGGTTTTGATGTAGGCTTCGCCCCGATCGGCCAGCCGGTCCATTCCAACGGGCAGCGTGTTGGGTTGGATTTTGGTCGGTTTGCCAACGGTCGTGTCGTAGTCGAGGATCAGCCCGGTCTTCATCCCCTTGTCCTTCAGGTCCCGGGAGGTCATGCCGACCAAGCTGCTCTTGGCTCCGGTGTGAGGCACTTCCCACCCACTGTTCGAGGTCGAGGTGAGGATGTGAAGCTCAGAAGACAGAGCCTTGTTCTGCAAATCCTGTGGCCCAATGGCGTCGTCGACCATGGACATGGAATCGCCGTAGTCGAAAAGGTAGAAGAAGGGAATGAGCGTGAAGGATCGGTAGGGGGACCAGTCATCATAAATCACCGCAAATCGGGTGCAGACGCGCCACCACACGCGCTTGACGTTGCGCTTTTGCAGTAGCAGGTTGTTCTTTGCGGCGTAGGCCTTGGATGCGGCCAGAGGTTCATGGGCCGCCACGGCCTCCACATCACCGCTTTTCGGGTCGATGTAGCACAGAGCCAGCGAGTATTTGAAAAACTGCCGCTCGACAACGCGCAACATGCGCTCCCCTGCGGTATTGCGCTCGAACTCGACGTAGCCCATCCCCTCGGAGCCGAAGCCGAACCGCTCGTCAATCTTGTTCTGCGAGGCGAAGAGGTCGCTGTAAGGGTTGTCATGGTAGGCTTGGCTGTGAGACTCGGCCTTCATTCGTGCTTCGTGACCGTACATCCCTTCGATCTTGTCGAGAGATAGCCAGTCAAAGCGGGTGAACTCGCTCCACTCCGCCGGGTCGTACCCGGAGGCGTAGGGGTCGGGAATCACGGTAATGGGGTCGACGTTGACGATGTTGACCTCGCCCTCGATGTTGGTGTCGAAACCCATGCGCACATCGAAGTAGCCGCGGCGCTTGATCAGCCCGTCCCGGTAAACCTGCTTCTCCCGGCGCTGATACCCGTTCATGTTGAGGATCTGCTTGACCAGCTTATTCAGGGTCTTGGCCGTTTCGGCACTGGCCTCTCCACGGCCGGCTTGATGCCGTTGATCTCGATACACTTCCTCCCCTGGACGGATTCCATGTATTTCCGATCATCGTCGGCCCATTGGCCACCGTCACCGCGCCAATAGCGATAGTTGCGCCTGACCACCTCGACATAGTCAGCATGGCCAATATCGAGCCGGTGCTGAAAGCGGTCCCACTCTTCGCCTGCGACGTGGATCTCGTCTATCGCCAGGGTGCTGCTTCCACTGTCGTCTGCCATGGGAACCTCGTCTCTGTGTAGGTAAATGGATTCGGTGTGACCACCTTGTTAGGTGAGGGGTGCCGCCGATAGCACAACTGTCCTCGGAGAGTGCCTGTCATCGTCCCCAGGCGACGCTATGTGGAGGTGATCAGCCTCGCGCCGATGTATCAATCCTTTTGCTTCTCTTTGGCAGGAACCGATTCAGCGTCCTTGCCTCCACATTTGGCGCAATAGCGGTCGGTCTCCGTCCCGTAGGTGCGAAGTTCACCGCCGCAGGTGATCAGAAAGGGGCTCTTGGCCGCGACCGGAATCCGGCGAACGCAGGTCACAGCGCGCCTGCGAGGGCGACGATAGCAGCAACGGTCGCTATGAGCCAGAGAAAGATGGCCAGGGGACGGGCTCTCCGCGCCCTGGATTCAAATCTGCGGACCTCGAAGGGTCCTCTTACTCTTGCCTGTCCCATTATCCCTCACGAAGCCATGGCACTGGTTTTGTATTGCTGCGCCTCGATCGTGCCCGGATCGAGGTTGACCGGCTGAACGACTGCCATGGTGCGCCCGGTGCGCCATAAATAGCGCAAGCAATCTACCAAATGGTCATTAATTTTAACCACTTGGCCCTTCTCGTTGCGCCGGTAAAGGCGGTATTCCTCGAAGAAGCCCCGCAGGCTTCGGAAAACCTTGATCTGCCCCGTCGAGAACGCTCGCCAGATGTCGTCAAGAGCCACCTCGACCGTGTTGTCGGCGGGGGTCAGCTCTAGCCCTTCGGCCCGATAGAGGGTCAGGAGCTTCTCCCCGTCTTTCTGGCTACCCCCTCGGGAGGCCGGGTCAATGGCACCCGGGATCCACTTTCCCCGGGTCTTGATGGCCGTGGCGTGAATCGGTGGCTCTTTTTTGCCGTCCTTGTACTGGCTGTAGATGTAAAGTGTGCCGTCGGTCGGGTCGATCGCTCCCCATAGTGCCGCGGTGCAGTTCCACCCCACATCAAAACCGTAAGCCCGGCGCCAGTGTTTGGGAATGACAAAGTCGTTGACGGTGATTTCCGCCTCGGGAATGGGATAGATAGCCCCTGATCCGATTGCCGGTTTGCCTGTGCTTCGTGCTTCGAGGAGGTGCGGCGGGGTTTCGGCCTTCATCCGGGCCTTATCCTCTTCGGCCAGGTGCGGCACATCGTCCCACCCTGCCATGACCATGGCCCTGTCAGGGGAGACAAAGGCGCCTTTGCCGTCGTCCTGCATCGTTTCCCCGGGGAGATAGGTCATAACGATGGGGGTGATGCCCTTCAGCGGGGTGAAGGTCTCGATCAAAAGCCCCTGCGTGGTCATCAGGCGAAGGATACACTCGCTCCGAATGCTCTCGTCGCTCTCCTCGTCAAGCCAAATAACGTCCTGCGCTGTCCCCTGGAACGCCTGCCGGCCCTGGTCATACGACTTGAGCCCACAGATGGAGACCTCACCGGAGACGTGACGGACGTAAATCGTTTCAATGGCGTCGGACACACCCTGTTTCGATGTCGTGCGCATGATGTCTTCGCGGGGGATCATGCCGGTACCGAACTCTCCGATCTTCCCCATGAGTGCCAACTGGATGATGTCACGAACCGTCTTACTGGTGTCGCCGGCACACCAGGCGGAGATTGACGCGGTGAAACGGCGCCCCGTCCACCAATGCGGGTACCGGCCGGTGAGGTGGCATGTCATCTCATAAGCACCAGTGACTGTTTTTCCGATTCGGTTGCCCGCCATGAAACAGCGGGTTTTCATCACGGCACCGAGGTCCATGAAGCGGAGGTGTTTGGGGTAGTGGACTCGAGACAGCGGGCCGTCGTCGGGGAAGAATGTGAAGAAGGCCCGCCCGGCGTTGCGCCGGTTGCGCTCGGCAAGCAGCTTGGCCAGGTTGACCTTCTCGTCGTAGGAGAGATTTACCATATCTGATAGTCCGCGAAAGTCTTAACCCGAGAATCCTGGCACTTTTGCTCCGGGCCCCCCATAACTAGACTGATCTTTTGCATCACTACCCTGTCACTCCGCACCATCGGTGGTAATTTTGGCCTTGGCCAGAGCCTTGGCAATCTGCAGATCGAGTTGTTCGTCGGTCAGGGCGGTGAGTTCGAGCCCGCCGGAGAGCTCCAGCTTGTCGCCGTACTCTCTCGGAGCAATCTTTGAGGCCCTCCACCGATAGTGATAAGCAATTTCCTTGGCTTTATTCAACTGGAAAGGGTCGGTAGCCGCCTGAATTCCGGTGACTGCAAGCTCGTCCCATAGTTTGGCAGCCTGTTCACGGGCTTCTTTAACGCGCGCGGGAAACTCCGGTTGCGAGGTTATCCAAGCCTGAAGCCTGGCAAACGATACTCCCCTGGATTTGCCAATATCGGTCAATGTGGTGCCGTCAGTAATCATCTCACAGAGCTCGTCAATGCCGAAGTCCTTCAGCCTCTCTCTTGCCTCCCCTGCTCTGCTCATGACTCAATCTCCTTTAGTGCAGAGAAACACCCCCACATTGTGCCCTCCCTGTTGAAGAACCATCTCCTCTTGGCATTCCGTGCAGTCAAGTCCGCCCCTGTCGTCCATGATCTGTTGCATGTTGGGGTCCATTGTGACGGAAACGGTGCTTTCACATGCGGGGCACTGGTACTCGTAGACTGGC